GAAGAGTTAGTAACTGCTGCTGTATCAAAACCAACTCCTGCAGTAGCAGAAGAAGAGGATGACGCACTATCATACTTTGCGAAACTCGCAGAAGAATAATTACAAATGATATGGGGGGTCGTTTGACCCCCTTTTTTTTATGGGTTGACTAACTCAGTATTTTCAGTGATTGCTAAATGTGAATTGACAAATTCAGAACTTTTTTCATATCTCAAAATATCTCTTAAGTCATTTAAAAAAATGTTTAGATAAGCAGGTTTTAATACATTTATCTCTCTTTTCTTTTCATTCTTATCAAATTCATATTCTAAATTTGTTACAGAACGAGCGATATTATCAGTTGTAACTGTAAATTCATCTTTATCATCTAATTGGATATATCCACTTTGTGATCTTAGAGTATATTTTGTTGAACTTGGATACTTATGAATCGTTCCATCAATTTTAAAATTCGCATCAACAATCAAATTAGGTGGTAATATTAGTCTATCTCTTTCATCTCTTATTTCAAATGTTTCATAATATCTTATCTCGTTCATTTTTTCTTCAGAACCATATTTTTGTAGAGCATAATCGTAAACTTGATAATCTTGTAATGGCCATTCGTGATTTATATTAGTTATCCCTGCCACTAAAATTACTACATAATCTAATCTTGAATCCCCATATAATCCTCTTGCAACAGTATCAGGTCGATCACCATCTCCAATCACAAATTTATTAAAAGTTGTTACAGAACTTCTAACATAATCTGCTAATTTTGTTCTACGAAAAATGTTTTTAATAACAATATAATCACCTGATGAATTTTTATGAGATAATGGTGATTGATATACAATATTTGGTAATTCGTTAAAATATCCCATTAGTATCCAACTCCCTCACCTGCTCCATAGCCAGGTAAATAATCTTCGTGATATATGGGATTAATTTCTTTAAATGTTAAATCCATTCTTATATTAACAGGAGTGCCATCATCATACGATGCATATGTTCCAGCATTTGTATAATTTACATTCATTCCAGTTAATGCAGTCAACTTCATTTTATTTAAAAAAGGATGTGGTTCTCCATTTTTTCTGTACTCTAATTGAAATAAATCGGGTGATTGTAAGAAAATACCTTGAGCACTACCATTGAATTGTCCTGCTTTTGGTGCCATAGACATTTTGAGAGAACGTATAATTGCTTTTACAACTGCTGATTCTTTTTCACTACGAGGAGAGAATGTTATGCTATATGGGAATGACCTTAGATTCATTCCTTGAAATAACAATTCTAAGTTACTATTTAAAATTTGACCAGTTGATCTGGCAATCACACTTTTTGCAGATATGTTTGAACCTAATGCTCCAATCGCTGCACCAGATAATGCTGCTCTCACTGCATTTGCAGTTTTACCTTCTATGCCAGGTATATTAACACCTGATATCATTGCCCTTATAGCTTGTTGAGACTCTTGAATACTCTCTATTGCTCCATTTTTCATGAACTTTTGTGCAACAGCTAAACCAGCAAGTTCAAGTGCATTCATTCTGTCATCACCCCAAGTCACTTGGTTTGAATCATTTACCTCTTGTGGAATTGGTAATTCAATATTATACTTTGTTACTTTATTTGCATTTATTCTTGAATTAGCATCTGTAAATTCTGTTACAAACTTCATATCTTGAACTTCACCATCTTTTGTGTGAAAATCAGCTCTTGTAGGTTGCACTAAATTACCTTTACCATCACTTATTTTGTAATTTTTTAAATTTCCTTCTGTTGTTACAATAGTTTTCTTCGTGCCATCTGCTAGTTCTATTTCTGCAGTTGAGTTTTCTAAAGCAAAACCAAAATTAGAACCCTCATCTGGGGGTACGTACTCTATACATTTTATTAATAAGGTATCGCCAGTATCCTCTATTCCAGATCGTGCAATAGGATATGACATATATGCACTATCGCCAAAAAATGCATCTGACTTGGGCAGTTCAGATTTTTTCCTCTTAAACTCCTCTCTATTTTTTTTAGCTAACTCTCTTCCTTTTTCAGTTATACCGCCAGCATTTCCAGACATATCGACCTATGTTTATTTTTAACTATTTAGCAGGATTTTAACAAAAGGGATAGTTCTTAAATCTCTTAACTCCATTTCATCAACTTGATATAATCCTCCAACTACCTCTGGAAACGTATATTGTCTCATTTCTCCCCAGTGATAGTTTAATCCTTTGAATCCCCATTGAAAAACATCAGTCACAGCGACAAGTGGATGCGAATCATATGCAATACCAGGTGTTTTCGCACGATATACAAAAACATAATAATTTCCTGCAACTGGAACATTACTTCCTTCAGTTAATACATCTAATATTTCTGTTGCTAAATCATCGGGACTTTCATTACCGATTAGATTTTTCATTATAGGATCTATGCGACTCATATGTCTAACTCTTTTTCTGTAATTACTTTAAATTCCCACATTCGGTCAGCACAATATTCTCTTGCTGCTTTCCATTTTGCCTGATTTCTAGCATATTCAAATGCTTCACGAATATAACCTTTAGTTTGTCTTTTTGGTTTTTTAGGTTTTGTTGTTTGCTTTAATGGTTTAACTTCAATTAGATATCTTTTGATTTTACCTGTATTCTCTTGCACCTTGATATAAAAATCTGGGAAATAACGATGAACACGACTATCGTGTGGAGAAATATATGGTAATGCTATCTCTTCACTTCCCCATTCTAAAATTTTTTCATTCTTGTCACAATACACCATAAATTTTCTTTCCCAGAGTGATCTGTAAATAATGTTAGTTGGATCACCTTTGTACTTTCTAGGAAAGGATGGATAGTATTTTCCCCTATAAGCCATCTAAATAACTATACTATAGAAGTATTTAGAGTGCCAGCACCAAGACCAAGACGAATATCAGATATAATGCCAAAGATTCAGAATGTATCTTTGTCGTCTAATTTTTTAGTAAAATTTGTATTGCCTAGAGGAGAATGTCGCTCATTCTTAAGAAGAAAAGGAATCAATGATCGTTTTATTTCAGATAATGTAGGTTTACTTTGTAGTGATGCAGTTTTACCAGGAAGTGCGATGGCATCATTAAATACTGCTGGTGATTTTCAGGGAATGGTAGAAAAGTTTGCACATACTCGTAACTTTACTCAAGTTAATTTTGATTTTATGGTTGATAATCAATATAAGTCCTTAAAATTTTTAGAGCATTGGATGGAATTTATATCAGGTCGTTCTAATGGAGATCCAAGTAGTGATACTTATTTTTTCAAAATGGCATATCCAACTGAATATAAATCAAATGATACAAGAATTGTAAAGTTTGAAAGAAATCACTCTCAATTTTTAGAATATAGATTTATTGGTTTATTTCCACTTTCACTTAATTCTACAAGAGTATCGTATCAAAATAGTCAGGTGTTAAAAGCGACAGCAACTTTTTCATTTGATAGATATGTTTGTGGAGAATCTTCATCACTTGCAAGAGCATTAGGATTAGATTTAAATAATGCAGGTGGAAGATCTGGCAATGCAAGAAATATAAACTATAATGATGCCAAAGCTTTAGACGATATCATCAACCCTAATTATGGGGGACTTTCCTTATTGAATGAAGGATCTCAATTTGGAGTTGTAAATGGTCGAACTATAACTGGTTCAGACTCTACGATTCGTAATAATGGTGGACAAACTGCATATCGTGTGATATAATTAGATTTTAAAAACCACTATAAATAATTTTAACTGAAGTGTAATAATTATTATGCCTTTACCAACCATATCAACACCAACTTATGAGTTAGTGTTGCCCTCATCAAATAAAAAAATTAAATACAGACCATTTTTAGTTAAGGAAGAGAAGATTCTTATTTTAGCAATGGAATCTCAGGACACTAAACAGATTGCGAGAGCAGTCAAAGATGTCATTTCTAAATGTATATTATCAAAAGGTATTAAAGTTGATAGACTTTCTACATTTGATATTGAGTATTTGTTTTTAAATATTCGTGGAAAATCAGTCGGTGAACAAATTGAAGTAATGGTCACTTGCCCAGATGATGAAAAAACTCAAGTACCAATGTCAATTAATATTGACAGCATTCAAGTACAGAAAGATGAAGACCATTCAACTGACATAGTATTAGATGATGTATATACTTTAAGGATGAAGTATCCATCTTTAACTGAGTTCATTAAGAATAATTTTGGTGCTCTTGATGAGATGAGTGTTGATGATACATTTGATTTAATCGCATCTTGTATTGATCAAGTTTATTCTGAAGAAGAATCTTGGGCATCAGAAGAATGCACGAAGAAAGAATTAACAACCTTTGTTGAATCTTTAAATTCAAGTCAGTTTAAAAAAGTTGAAAAATTCTTTGAGACAATGCCAAAATTGTCTCATACTGTTAAAGTAATGAATCCAAATACAAATGTAGAAAGTGAAATTAAAATAGAGGGGCTGCAGAGTTTTTTCGGATAAGTATGGCACACGAAGATTTAGTGTCATACTTTAAATTAAATTTTGCCATGATGCAGCATCATAAATATAGTTTAACTGAACTTGAGAATATGATTCCGTGGGAGAGAGAAATTTACGTTTCACTCTTACAACAATACGTTGAGGAAGAAAATCTAAAAGCACAACAAGAACGTAATGGATGAGGAACAAGGACTATCATCACCAATAGAAAGAGGTATTAGGGGTATTAGAAGAAGTATATCCTCTAATATTTTTGGTGGTCGTCGTGCTCCTCAAGTTCAAGGTGATGGAGTATCAGCAGATATAATCGCAAGAAATTCTTTAGCATTATCTAATGTTGCAAATCAACTTGGTGGAATATCTGAGCAAGTAAACAATATTAACTCATCACTTACCGCTATTAAAGAGAATTTATCAATAAGTGATGAAATAGAGAAGAAGAAAGAATTAGCTAAAAGAAAGAGAGAAGCACAACTAGCGGAGCAGGGTTTAAGAGAAGGGAAAGAAGGTGAATTAGAGAAGAAAATACAATTTGCTTTATTATCACCCGTTAGAAGAGTTGCACAAGTTGCAAGAGGTATTTTAGGAAGATTAGGTGAAGCTCTATTATATCTTGCTGGTGGTTGGTTAACAAGTCAAGCACTTACATTTTTACAATTGAATTCAGAAGGAAATATTGATGCACTTAAAAAATTTAAAGATAGATTTTTAAAAGATTTATTAGTTATTGGTGGCATTACTTTAGCTCTTACAGGTGGTCTCGGTAAAGTATTTGGATTAGTTAAGGTATTAGGTTTACTACTATCAAAAATAACCTTTGGTGGTTTTTTAGTAAATTCTTTTAGGAATTTAGGAGGTTTTATACTAAGGAATGTTTCTAAATTTATTAATTTTATAAGAAGAGTTGGTATCGGAGGATTAGGAAGAAGAGGTTTCGGATTACGAAATTTATTACCATTTGGATTTATATTTCAGAATAGGATTGCCAGAGAGGTGAAAAAATTTTTTCAAGGAGCAGCCGATGATTTAATGAAATATCCATTCATCAAAAAAATGATGGATAGTTTCGGTAAAACAAAATTTGGGAAAAGTTTAGATAAGTTTAGTAAGAGTGGTGGACTTGGTAAAATATTAAACAAAGCTTTCGTACCATTAATGATTGCTCTTGAGACGTTCACAGGAAGAGCAGAATTAGAAAGAGCAGGTCTTCAACCATTACAAGCATTAATTACATCATTTTCAAGGGCAGTCGCTCAATTTGCATTATTCACTGCATTTGTCAAAACTACTAGTTTGACCGTGGGTGGTATATTTGCTGGTGTTGGAGCACTTCTTGGACTAATGGGAGGACCACTAGCACCATTTACTTCTGGTGCTCTTGCTGCTAAAGGTTTTGTTATTGGTAAAGGAGTTGGAACTGTTTTAGGTATTCTAGGATTTTTATTTCCTGGTCAAACTAAAAAACTTACAGGAGGGTTGGTTGATCTTGAAAAATTTGCCCTTGAAACTGATAAAGTTGCAACTGAAACTGGTATGACTATTTCAGGTGCAACTAAAGAACAAAAGGAAAAGGTTAGAGGTGCAGTCTTCAAGAAAAATGAAAGTTCTGGCGGACCAGTAAGTAGTGATGATGTAACGATAAGTAAAATTATTACAGATGAATCAGAGGGAACAGGGAGCGTAGTAGCATTTAAAAGACAACAAACAGATTTAAAATTGAATGATGGATCTGCAAATGTAATTGATTTGACAGAAAGAAATCAAAAAAGAGGTACAGCTTTTGCTGGTGGGGGTGATGATGGGGGTGGAGTTGATGGTATTCCTATCATTGATTCATTTAATAATAATGATGATCAAATACTTGTTGCGAAATCACTTATGAATCTTAATCTAAAATAATGGCAGAAAAAAGAAAATCACTTTTAAATTCATCATTAAGTATTAACTCAATTAGAGGTTCAGTTACGAATTTTTCTAAAAGTTTACGAAGATCTGGTATTCTAGCATCTGATATTGCAAAAAGAACTAGACAAAGTAATATTTTTAATCAAAATTTAATATCTAAGGAAGATGAATATTTTAGAAAGAGAAGAGAAAATGTCAGAAGAAAGGCAAGAGAGGATGAGTTAGAATCATCAAGTATTAGTGGAGTTACAAAAAAAGAGGGAAATATAGTTTCAAGAAGCACTAAAGGATTTTTAGGTAGAATACTTGATTTTTTTGGTATCATACTTATTGGATGGTTTGTGAATAGATTACCAGAAATTTTAAAGGCAATACGTAACGTAATAAAACTAATACGAAAAGCAGCAGGATTTTTGACAGGATTTTTGGATGGTGTAAGAGAGTTTCTGACAGCTATAGGCACTGGAGTTAAAAACGTCATAGACTCATTTCCTAAATTTGATTTTCTCCAATTTAAAAATGACTCTGAAAAAACATTAAAAGATACTGAGGACAGAGCACTAAAATTAAATCAAGAGTTTCAATTTGGATTCATGGATTATGGTAAGCAGATTAATGCAAGTTACTCTGACTATCCAGGTATTGTTGAAAATGGTGAAGTTGTCATTCCAAATGATGATGGAGGGCAAGTAGTAGAAGAAGAAACTAATGAGAATGATGGAGAAGAGACATCTGAAACAACAGATGATAGTTCTTTGATAACTGCAATTGGTCCTGATGATGAAGAGGATGAAAAATTAAGATTAGAGGAAGATAACGAACAACAAATAGCTTTAGATAATATTAAAAAATTAGATCAACAGTCAGAAAAACTTAAAAATGTATATGATGGTAAAAAAAATAAAGTGACTGATAAAGTTGAAAAAGATATGGATGGTTTTGGTCCTGGAGGTGGTAGTGAAGGTGGTGGAGGAGGTGGTGCTCAAAGTGTTGGTGGCACTGTTGGTAGTGGTTCTGGTGGTAATGATAGCAAATACGAAGCAAGTGGATTTGATGACCAGGATACTTCAACAGATGATAGTACCTCAATGGGAACACCAGAGGTAGGTGACTATTATGTAACAAAGGGTGGACAAGGAAATAAACAATCTTTTTATCATGTATTACAACCAAATGGAAAAATAAAATCTTTAGGTAAGAGAAGACCTGATGGTGGAAGTAAATTTACAAGAAGTCAGATTGTGGCAGCTGGAAATAATATAAAAGCTCAAAATGTAAAAGGTGTGGGAGCAAGCGATAAAATGCAAATAGTTTCTATATTATCAACAGACACATCTGAATATAATTCTGAATTTATTGAACCTATGGAAAAAAAACTTGCTAATTTAGAGAAAACTTTTAAAGATGATCGCCCAACGATTATATTAAAAGAAATAGGAAATTTAGAGTCTGATATTCAAATGCCTAGTGTAAGTGGTGATGCATTCAAAAATATAGATTTTTCAAACATGAATGATAGTGAAACAATGATGAAAATTCACTCATTACTATTGGATAGTATTTAAATGGCAGCAGTAGACCCATCAATTTACGAAAAATTTACTATTGAATCATCAGATGGCAATAGAACTGTTGATATAAGACAGGGTGTTGTTGGTTTTGTATATTATGAAAATATTCTTGCACCATCAGTTACAGCGACTGTTGTGGTGGTAAACACTGGTGGCACTATTAAAAATGAAGAGGGAAAGAGACAAGGTATTTACAATGGTTTACCATTAAGGGGTGGTGAGAGAGTCGTAATAAAAATAGCAGGTAATTCAAAATACAATGATGGATTAGATTTTTCTGAAGATCCAACACAATATTTTTACGTTGGTTCTATATCAAATGTAAGTGTTGATGCTGAAAAAGAAATATTCACTTTAAATTTAATATCTAGAGAGGCAATCACCAATCAAACAGTCCGAGTAGGTAGAAAATTTCCGACATCACAAACAATTTCTGATTCTGTTCAGGATATAATAAAGGACTATCTTAAATCAGATAAAATAGGTATAATTGATCAAACACAGAATAAGTATGGATTCATAGGTAATCTTAAAAAACCGTTTGCAATCATGACTTGGTTAGCATCAAAATCTGTTGCTTATGTTGGACCTGGTAAAGATAGTACTGCAGGGTATCTATTTTTCCAAACACAGGAAGGATTTAACTTTAGATCTGTTGATAATTTAATAGACCAATCACCATTTGAAAAGGATTATACCTATAGTCCAGGTGTTGTTAAATTTGATGATCCGAGTAAAGACTTTAAGATTATAAAATATAATATTGATCGTAATCAAGATTTATTAGGTAAGTTAAAGAGAGGTGCTTATAGCAGTGAGAGATATTATATAAACCCAGTGTCATTTAAACCAGATATAAGACATTTTAAATCAAGTGATTATATGGGAAAAGATGGTATTAAAAATTTAGGAGAAGGGAAAATACATCTACCCAGTATAAGTGAGAATGATGATAGATCTTTGGGTGATTTACCAACCCGTATTTTTGTTGGTATGTTAGATGTTGGTACTGTAGAAAAAACTACAACCGATAAAGGATGGAATGATCCTGCCGAGATAAATGCAGATCCAGCAAAAACACAAGCTCAGTCTATGATGAGATACAATCAAATGTTGACTCAAGTGGTTGAAATCACAGTTCCACTTAATACAAATTTGACAGCTGGTGCAGTCATAAGATGTGTATTTCCAAGTATTGATAGAGAGAAGAGGAAGACCCCAGACTCAAATTCAAGTGGTCTATATATGATTAGTGAACTCGCTCATTACTTTGATAATAAAGGTTCTTATACAAAATTAAAACTACTTAGAGATTCATCAGGAAGAAAATGATAGAAAATAATTTACTCAAAACAAATTTTTTAGGAAAAGATGGATTCCGATGGTGGATAGGTCAGATTGCACCTGAAGATGCACAAGGAGATCAATTAAATGAAATAGGAAATGCTTGGGGTTGTAGACTTAAGGTTAGAATATATGGTTATCATCCTCCCAATGAAACTGAATTAGCAAATGATGATTTACCTTGGGCACAAGTATTATTGTCACCTCAAGGTGGTTCTGGAAAAGCAAATCGTGCAAGGTCACTTCGTATTTCACCAGGTGATATTGTCATGGGATTTTTTCTTGATGGTGATGATGCACAACTCCCTGTTATTATGGGTATTTTTGCTAATAATCCTGATTATTATGGTGGTTCTGGTGAATATACTTCTCCATTTGAACCATTTACAGGTTATACAAGTAAAATAAAACCAAATCCATCTTTTATCGCAAAAAATGAAGGTGGTGCGTCATCAAAAGATAGTCAAAAATCACCAACATTTGTTACTAAAGAAATAGAAGAAAAATTGAATGAAAAATTAAAGAAAGAAGAGATTCAATTAAAACAAGTCATTGATTCAGGTGAACTACAAAAAAGATTAGACGAAGCAGTTGGTGAAGCAAAGCAAATATTGGAGTCAGGTAAACTTCAAACAGGTCTTTCTGATACAAAAGAAATTGTAGAGGGACTAAAGAAAAAGTATGGATTTCCAACCACTCAAGCATATAGTGGTATAGGTACAAAAATTATATTTGCTGGTGGTGGACAAGGGGATGATACTAATTCAAAGGCATTTAATAACATAAAAACTGCCCTTGAAAATACACTAAAAACTGTTAACTCAGCAACTTTTAAAGATACATTCAAGGGTATATTTGATGGTGCAGATGAAATAGTATCGTCATCAAAAGGAATGATTAAGGATATGGTGGGTACTACATTTGATAGTTTGGCACCAGAGTTAAATAGTGGTTTGCATAAACAATACAAAGATGTATTTGGTGAGGTAATGAAAGAAACTGGAAATATTATGCTTGCAAAGAAAGCTGCACAAGACGCACAATTTTCAATGGTAGATCCTATCTTAAAAATACAAGATAGTATACCTTGTATTGTCAAAAATATTACAGATAAATTAAAACTTGATGTTGCAAGTTTACTTACAGAATTTGTTAATAATGTTGAAAATTTTACAGACTGTATAGGAGATCAATTTATTGGTGCATTATTTAATGACATTATCAAAGGTATCAATACAGAACTTGAAGATGGATTAAAAGGTGTTGCTGAGATATTTCCTGATGCGAATATTGAGAACTTATTAAGAGATAAGGCAGAGGGTATACTAGGAATTGCTGAAATATTTGACGATTGTGATGTACAGAATGCAGACTTAAGCGGAAAATCAAATGGTTTTTTACTTGGAATAGGTCCTCTTAATGTTAATCTTGAGAATATTGCAGGAGATATTCTTAGTATTGCAAATGCTGCACAAGAATTAAGAGAGGCATCCGCAAGTCCAGGTGGTGTTATCGGAAATCTAGGTCTGTTTGATTTTATGAGACCAGATGTGAGCACACCAGGTTTTAGTAGCATATTAAGTGATTGTTATACTGGACCTCCTCTAAATTGCTCTGGTATAAAAATTAATCTCTTTGGTGGTGGAGGATCTGGTGCAAAAGGCTCACCTATATTAGGGGCTATTATAAGTGATACATTTGCTGTCCAAACTGCGAGTTTAATTGGAATTAACTTACAAAGTGGAGGTTCTGGATATACATCAGCACCCTTTGTTGAAATAACTGATACTTGTCGTAATGGATATGGTGCAGTCGCTAGGGCAGTAGTTGATTATGATCCATCGTCTCCAACTTTCCAACAAGTTACCGATGTGTATATCGTTAGTTCAGGTACAAATTATCCAGTTATAGAACCAGAGGAAGGAGATGATGGAGTATATACAGTTGATCATGTCGTTGTTGTGGATGCAGGTAAGAACTATACACAGAATGACACAGTGGTAGATGATAAAGGAAATGTTTATAAAATGTTCCTTGATGAACAAGGTAGAATATTAAATGTCATTCCTCCCGACCCAAGCACAAACAATTTAGAACCATATACAACTCTTCCTATAATGGAAGTTATATCAAATACAGGAACAGGTGCACTTTTAAAAGCACAATTAACACCAAGACCTGAATATCAAGGTGAAGTCAAACAAGTTATTGATTGTATTTCTCCTCGTAATGCTGGTATCGTAGGATATATAAATGGTGAACCATATTACGGTGCTTTCCATACTATGCCAAATGGCACTAAAATGACTGGTGTAAAACACAGTGATAGTGATATGATAATATATGATACACCACAAGAAAGTCGGACATCTAGAGGTATGATGCCTACTACAACTCCAATCACTACAGTTTCTTCAGCACAGGTACAAACAAATGTTTCCAACACCACTACAACGAGTCAGCCTGATACAAGTAGTATCCCTCAAACTGACCCAGTTGACACATCAAGTCAACAAGAGACTGGACAGAGTAACACTCCTCCTCCTTCTAGTCCTCCTAGTGGTGGCGGGTCTTCGGGATCAAGTGGGGGTTACGGATACTAATGTCGTCACAAGAAAAAAGACAAATTAATTCTTTCGGACCAAATTGTTTCATAGAAACAGGGTCGAATGATATGGGTGCTGCAGGTAATACTGCAATGGCACTATGTTCAAAGAATGATTCTGGGCATCAATTTAATATAACACAACATGGTAGTGGTCTATCACGTATTCATAGTGATGGTACTTTAGAGATCGCTGCTGGACAAGTAGAAAACGCTGTTCAGTCAAATGATGGACAAGCGATAATGATAGAGACTGAACATGGTAAGGTTGATATTGTAGTCAAAAATAATTCAGTCAATATAAAAGCAACTAATATTACAATCGATGCAGAAGATACTTTAGTTTTACAAGGAAATAATGTAAGAATTGGTAGATCTGAAAAGAATACATCTACAAGTAACGTGGATATACATGGAAATCGTGTTCACATTCACAATCCAAAAGACGGTAACATGGCAATTGTATTGAGAACTCACAGTATGTTTGCAGCTTTTGCTGGAAGTTATGTGAGTGCTGGTAAAATTGCAGCAAAATATTTTGGAGGTATCGGATTCTAATGTCAGTTAATGCAGACCAGACATTTTCAGGTGACTCGATTTTTGAGAACATTTATGTTCATGGTAAGTTAGTTTCACCAGAAGTAGCAGTAAGTATATTCAGAAAAATACTATCTAAAGAAGGTATAGAAATAACTGGTTCTGATGGATTACCTGGTTCAATGAGAGATGATGGATCAGTTCGTGATCCTGCAATAATAGCTGCTGGTAGCGTAAAACTTGTCGGTGCCAAGTATGATGAAAGAGGATTTGATGGTTTTGATGAATTTGGAGATCTAACTGGAACATCTGGAAGACTTCTTGTATCAGGAGTAACAACTGTTGCATCTGCAAACGTTGCTAATAATGCATTTCATGTTGGTATTGGAGGAACTATTTTAACTGCAACAACTGGCATCGGATCTGTTGGTATTGGTGGAACAATATTT